CAAACTTGGAGCTAACAAAGAGTATGATGCTCAAGCACTAGTAGATGCTTTCTTTGAAGCAGCTTCTATTCTTGATGAAAAGAATATGCCTAAGCAAGGCAGAACTGCTGTGCTAAACCCACGTCAGTACTATGCACTAGTATCTCAGGTATCTTCTAACATTCTCAACAGAGATTATGGTAACAATCAGGGTAACTTAAACTCTGGTGAAGGTCTATATGAAATTGCTGGTATTCAAATCAAGCGTTCAAATAACCTACCATTCTTAGCTGGTACTGTAAACGAAGAAGCTGGTTCTAACAGTGATGCTGGTACAGGTCAGCCTAGTGATGCTTCAGGAACAGACTTCTCTAACCACTGTGGTCTAATCTATTATAAAGATGCTGCTGCTGTTGTAGAAGCAATCGGTCCTCAAGTTCAAGTAACTTCAGGTGATGTTTCAGTACTTTACCAAGGAGATGTAATTGTGGGACGTTTAGCAATGGGAGTTGGTACACTTAACCCTGCTGCTTCAATCGAACTTCTTAACAGCGCATAAGAGGTATATATTATGTCTCTTAGACCTGGTACATCAACAACTATAACTAGAAGCAATACTATAGGTACTGTTTCTAAAGTTGTTATTATCAACCCTCCAACTCCTAAAGAGTATGGTAGACAGCATTTGTCACCTACTGATATAGGAGCAGTTTCTTAATAAATAATTATGGCTAACTCAGTCGCTGCTGGTAACACTGCTGTATGCAGTGCTGCTGTTGCAGTCCGCGAAAGCGTATCCCGCACAGATGGTGGGGGATCTGGTATTCGTAGTTCTAATGCTATCAAATCTGAAACTCAAAACCTCAGAATTGCTTATGCTGGTATAAGCTGCGACGTAACTTAAACACATAGGGAGGCTTCGGTCTCCCTCCTTAAACAATAATCCTTATGGCTACCACGACAATTGATAACGAGACAAAACTCTCCGCAGTAAATTCAATACTGGGAGCTATAGGACAGTCTCCCATTTCCTCCCTAACCTTTGAAAATCCAGAAGTAGCATTTATCTTTAACTTACTTAGAGATTCTAATGTTGATGTACAGAGTGAAGGCTGGCACTTCAATACAGAATATCATGTAGAATTTACACCAGTTAATAATGAAATAACTATAGCAGATAATATACTTAAACTAGATGTATCTGATGATTGGTCTTCTAGAGAGTATGATGTAATAAATAAGAATGGAAAGTTATATGATAAATTAGATCATACTGATGTATGGACTGAGAAAATAGATTTAGATGTTATATACCTTTATGAATTTGAAAAGATACCTTTAGTATTCAGAAGATATATAACCTACAGAGCGTCTAGAATGGCCGCTACGCAGCTTGTAGCTAACCCTGAACTAGTTAAGTTATTATCACAACAAGAGGCTCTTGCAAGGGCAGCTTGTATGGAGTATGAATGTAACCAAGGTAATCATAGTATGTTTGGTTTCCCAGATGATAGTTCTATATCTACTTATAAACCTTGGAGGAATCTTAGAAGATAATGGCTGGAGTTTCACAACAAATACCTAATTACTTTTTAGGTATGTCAGAACAACCTGATCAATTAAAATTTCCAGGTCAAACTAAAAATATATTAAATGCTATACCTGATGTTACATTAGGTTTATATAAAAGACCTGGTAGTAAAAGAATAGGAACTAATAAACTAACTAATGTACAATCTAATGGTTCTTGGTTTCATTATTACAGAGATGAAGTTGAAGGTAGTTATATAGGACAGATAGCTAGTGATGGTAAGGTTAGAATATGGAGTTGTAATGATGGTACTGAAAAAACTGTATGGTATAATACTCCTGATACTGCATATGACGCAAATAATCCTGATCATACTTCTATAACATCTTATCTAACTCCTAGCTCTGCTACAGCTGTAGAAGATTTACAAACATTAAGTATAAATGATACAACTTATATAAATAATAGAACTAAAACAGTAACTACTACAGGTACAACTGATACTAGAATAGATACTCATTTTGCTTATGTTGAAATACTAAGAACAGAAAATGGTAGACAGTACTCTTTAAATCTATATAATAGTGATGCAGATGCAGATTTAGTTTCAATAAAAACAGCTACTAGTGTAAGAATTACTAGTACTTCATTAGCGACAACTGGTTATACTGGAGTTTGTAGAGGTATCGGTACACAAGTATTCTATGTTGATTCTAAAGATACATACGGTAATCTTACAGTAGATGTTAAGGATAATGCTGGTGATTCTTATAATGAAGCAGATGGTAAAAAGAATTTAATATTTAGAATAACTACATTAGGTCAAAGTGCTCGGATTGGATCTGATGGTCCTGATGATATAAATGCCAGTAACTTCGCATGTAATTATCAGAAAACAGTAAATTTACTACATGGTGGTGAAGGTTGGTCAGTAGCTGATAAAGTTGTAGTTGGTATGACTAGTGCTGCCGGAGGAGGTGCGGCAGGAGATCAGGATACTACCACACCACAGTATACTGTAAGAGTTGATTCAATAGAAACAGTAAAGGTAAAAGCAAATATAAAAGCAGTACGTCCTAAACCAACACCATTTGACGCTGATACGGCTGTATCAATAGATACTATAATAGGAGGTATAACAGCTGAATTACCTGGAAGTATATCTCATAAAGTTATTGGTAATGGAATATATTTATATTCTAATTCTGCATTTAATGTCGAAGTAACTGATCCAGATTTGATGAGAGTTATGCAGTCTAACATTAATAATGTTTCTAATTTACCTAATCAATGTAAGAATGGTTACATAGTTAAAGTAACAAATTCTGCTGAATCAGAAGAAGATGATTATTACTTAAAATTTGTAGGTGAAAATGGATTAGATGGTAATGGTAATTGGGAAGAGTGTCCAGAACCAGGTATAATTAAAGGATTTGACGCTACTACTATGCCACATATCCTACAACGTCAAGCAGATGGAGACTTTTTAATTAAGAAAAACACTTGGGCTGATCGAGATATAGGAGATGAAATAACGAATCCTGCCCCTACATTTGTAGGTAATAAAATAAATAAAGTTTTATTTTTTCGTAATAGATTAGTATTTTTATCTGGTGAAAATATAATAGCATCTCAACCAGGTAATTTTGCAACACCTAACTTCTGGACTGAAACAGCTCTAACAACTAGTGCTGTTGATCCTATTGATATAGCTAGTAGTTCTATATTCCCAGCCTCTTTATTCGATGGTATAGAGTTAGCAGTTGGTCTTTTAGTATTTAGTACTAACCAACAATTCTTACTTACTTCTGATGATACTATATTTAATCCAGATACAGCTAAATTAAAAAGTGTATCTACCTATAATTATAATAAAGAAATACCTCCTATATCTTTAGGTACTAATATTGGTTATATAGATAACTCTGGTAAGTATAGCAGGTTTAATCAAATGTCTTTA